GGAAGATGTCCGCGCCGCGGCGGCCCCAGATGCCGAAGGCGGCGTAGTCGGTCGCCCCCTTCTTGGATTCGCGCCGCTTGAACGGCAGGTCGATGGACAGCAGGAGCTCGTCCATGGTGGTGCGGTCGGGCCACACCTTGAACCGCTTCCACCAGGCGGTCTTGATGATGTTGCCCTCGAGCGGCGCCGGCCGCTGCTGGAACAGCGAGTTGAAGACCTGCTCGTTGTTGCGCTTGACCTTGATCAGACGCTCCTTGGGGAACCGCGTCGGCCAGAGGGCCTCGCCGACCTCGCGCTCGTCGTCGTCGCACTCGTTGTCGGTTCCCTCCTTGAGGGCCGGCAGGTTCACCACGACCCACTGGTCGGCCTCCGGGTCGGACCTCATCTTGGCAATCAAGCGGCCGGCCAGGTCGTCCTCGTGCCACCGCGTCATGGTCAGGCAGATGCGGTTGACCATGCTGAGGCGCGTCAGCAGGACGGAGCTGTACCATTCCCAGACCGCATCGCGCTTGGTGGCGCTGATGGCGTCCTCCCAGCCGCGTATGGGGTCGTCGATGATGGCGAAGTCGCCGCCCTTGCCAGTCAGGGTCCCCGCCGTGCCGGCCGAGATGTATTTGCCCTTGCGGCCGACCACCTCGAACATCTCGGCGTTGCGCAGCCAGGTCCCATCGGCCACGGTGCGGATGTTGCGCTCGTTGAGCCGGGTCGCGGGGAACAGCTCCCGGTACTCCTGCGTCATCATGACCCGCTGCACGTCGCGGTTTAGGCTCTAGGCGAACTTCTGGTTGTACGTGGCGCAGATGACCTCGGCGTCCGGATTCTGGCCGAGGATGAGCGACGGCAGGCGCCGCGAGACCAGCTCCGACTTGCCGTGGCGCGGCGGGGCTTGGATGAGCAGCCGGCTGATCTGGCCGCGGACGAATGCGTTGAGGTAGCGGCACAGCACCCGGTGGTGCCAATTCACCTCGAAGTCGCGCTTGGTGTAGCAGGTGAAGTTGAGCAGGCCCCGGCGGGCCCGGTCCTGGACCTCCTCGAGCTCGAGCTCGTGCTCGCGCTCAAGCGCGGCAACGGCATTCACCGCTGCACCGACCTGGCCATGGCGAGCAGAGCGTCCCGGAATTCCGGCGGCGTCCGAGCCGCGGCGGCTTTGCCCACACGCGGGCGCGTCTCGGTCTCTGGAACGTGATTTCCGCACCACGAGACGAGCGCCGAGGCGCCTTTGGGGACCCGCCCCCATCTCATCTCAGGCAGCGAGCGGACGCCGTAGGCATAGAGCCAGGTGGCCTTGCGCGCGGGATGCCCGTAGAGACCCTGCTCCACATGGCACACCCAGCCGCCGCACATTGCCCGCGCCCACCCCCCGGCCCTTGGCGGTCGGGGCAGGCCGAACGCCGGCCACGCATCCGAATATGCCGGATGCTCCAATACGCCACCGTAGCGGCGCACGGCGTCGAGCGCAGCAGCGAAGCAGCCGCCGTCCTCCCCTCGCTTGTGTCCCCATCTGGCTTCGACGAGACCCGCGAGCCTGCACCAGCGCGAACACGGAGGATGCGCGACCACCGGATGAGGCCCCCCATACAACCTCGCATCGCGCGTTTCGTCCCATATGTCGACGTCGGACGCCGTGGCATATGCGCCTCGTGGGTCGACGTACAGCGCCGCCACCCTTTCAGTCATCGCCGCAGGTCTCGCGTTGCTGGCGCAGGCGCTCAATCTCCTCAAGCCGCTCCTCGCGCGTCATGACGCGGTGCTTGTGCTCGTGGGTGACAGGCGCCGAGGGGTCGCCCGACACCCGGACGTCCTGCCGGTCGCTCCACTTGAGCATGTTCTTGAGCAGAAAGATGTGCGCGCTCGGCTGGACCTTGGCGACCTCGCGCTCCTCGATGACCAGCACCTTGCCGGGGCGCTTGGGGTCCATCACCGGCTTGCCAGCGGCGTCGAGCACCGGCGTCGACTTGACGACCACGGTCACCTGCCCCATGCCCATCGCCTTGAGGCTGCTGATGCCCCACCGTTCGAGAAGGACCTCGCCCTTGTCCTTGGCCTCTCGAAATGCCGGATACTTCTCGAGCCATCGGTAGAGGCTGGCTACCGAGGCGACCGGGTCGCACATCGCGCCGAACGACTTGAAGTTGTAGCCGCCCGCCATGTGATCGATGAGGGCCTGGCAGTATTCGGCCTTGTACTTGGCCTTGCGCCCGGCTTGCTGCGGGTTGGCCTTGCGTGGTGTCCCCATGCGCTCCCGAATGTAGCGCCGGCATGCTGCACCGTGCTAGGTAGGCGGGGCCCGGCGGCGTCGGGTTGAGGCCCTTAACTGGCGCTCTCTGTAGGGCCCGACTGCCGCCGGGCGACACCGCGCGTTGTTACTTGGCCTCGGCCTCGGACCCCTTATCCTCGGCAGGAGCCTGGGTCGGGGTGGGCTTGCCTTCGCGCGCAGCTTCCTGGGCTTGGCGCTGGTGCGGCTGCAACGCCCCGATGGCCCCCTGGATGGCTTGGCGCACGTCCTCGAGGATGGTGCGGACGTTTTGGTTGGTGACGAAGCCTTCGGCCAGGCCGATGGCCTGCACGGCGCCCTGCAGCGCGAGCAGCACGATGGTAAGGGTATTCATGGGCTCTCCTTGCGGCCGGTCGGCCGCTGGTTGGACCCCAGGTTGTAGCACCGGCCCCGGATCGACCCAAATACCGGGCCAGGGGAGCATCGGTCCCGGCGGGCGAACGGGGCGCGGCCATACGCAACCTCGGCGTCCGCAATAGGGCGTCCGTATGGCCGGCGTGCAGCGGCACACTCAATGCACCATCCCGGGGTCGCCCTCGTCCGGCCCCTGCTCGACGTGCGCCTTGAGCTCGGTCAGGCCGTCGAGGCACTCGAGCATGGCCCGGGCGTGGGGCCGCTCGTCGCCGAGGCTGTAGCCCTTGCACCGCACGATGACCGCCCCATCGTCGCCGATCCGTGCGACCGCGGCTACCATCGTCACCCCGCGGTCCTTGGCGTACTCCCCCATCGCATCGATGATGGGGTCGAGCGTTGGGTCGGCCTCGACGGTAGGCATCAGCGCGCCCAGGCCTTCCTGCCACCATCCGGCTTGCTCAGATGCTGGCTCGACTGCATGGGGTGTCCGATTGCGCTCCAATTCCTGGCCGCCGTCCCGAATTGATTGTTGAGCAGGTATCGCTTCCAGGCGGCGAGCGCAACCGCATTGCGTTCCGCCAGGGCGGTCAGGCCGCGCCGCCCAGACGCCGGGTCGTAGAGGATGCCCACCAGCTTGCGGGCGATGTCCTGCGGGTCGTCGACCCTCGCCTTCCACTCGGCTGGAGCCCAGGTGATGGCGTCCGACACCACGCTCGGTACCCCCTGGCTCGCCGCGTCGGCCGTCACGATGTTGAAGGTCTCCGTATAGGATGGCTGCATGCACACATGCATGGTGCCGATGAACCGCTTGAAGTTCGGCCAGTCCATCCACGGCAGGAACTTGAGGGTGACGTTCGGAACGCCCTCGGCGAGCGCCTTGACCGCGTTGAGGATACGGACGGCCTCCCCCCCGTCGTTGCGACCGCTGTTCATCCACAGCTCGAGGGGGGCGCCGACGTCGCGCGCGGCGATGATGGCCCCGTCGGCCCCGGAGACGACGTTCTTCTGGGCCCGGGGGGCGCCGAATAGGCCGACCTTGAGCACGCCCCCCGTCCAGCGGGGCCGGTAGTTGGCGAAGTTCGAGGTGTCGTCGATGTAGTACATGTTCGGCAGGAACGTACACGGCGCGTTGTACGTATCGTTGATGGCTTGGCAGTAGAGCTCGCTATTGCCGGCGACGTGGAAGTTGTGCTTCCAGGTCTCGAGGTCGATCTCCTCGCGGATCATGCGGATGGCACCCGGGTCCGATTGCAGAAACCCGATGTTGCTGTGGCAATTGACCGAGAAGTTGACCTCCGGGAACTGGTCGCTGATGAACGCGAGCTGCCGGGTTGAGATCCATGGCGCGCTTGAGATGACGTGGGTGATGCCCTTGTCGCTGTCGAGCGGCTTGCGCATCTCGGCCTAGTAGGCGAGGGGTCGCACGAGCGCGTCGATGCCATTTTGACGCAACACTTTGTAATTTTGGTTCGATGATATACCCAGGCCCACGTGCGAGATGCCGGGGAAATGGGCGAACGAACGGTAGAAAAAGAGCACGCGGACGCGGTCGAGATCCGTCACTTGACACCACCTTCAGGTGGCCCCAGGTGCTGCAGGCCTATTTGGGACGTTGGGGAAGCGGCCCCACGATAACGAGCAGCGCCACAAAATGGCAAGGAGCTGCCGCCGGCGGTATCCTCGCCGGCTGTGTCCCCTTTCCCTCTTTCCCCGTCCGAGGCCCAACGGGTGTCTGCTATGGTGGATGCCGAGCCCGGGCGGCTCGCGGAACGGCTGGGGTGTTCCCCGGCTCAGGCCAGGTCGCTCCAGCAGTACGTGGTCCTCACGGTCGTGGTGGCTTTCCGCCGGTCGCGCGGCGAGCCTTGCGAGCGCGAGGTCGCCCGGGCTCGCTTGCTACTGCGCTGCCTGCCAGGCTCGGTCCGATGTTGGATGGGGGATGCATTCCGCTTCGCGCGATGACCTCGGCGGTCACCCTCGCCGAATTGACTGCGCCATCTCCCTACAGCCGCGGTCGCTCATTAGCCTTTGCAGCTCCTGCGCCAGCCATTCCGCGCTGCCGTCCGGCAGCGCCATGCAATGGACGTCGTTGAATACGAAGGCCACGTACACACGCAGCACGTCCGCAATATGCTGAGCCGTGCGGCATGTGTCGTAGTAGCGCGCGCCCCCATGGGGGCGAAGCTCGAGCGTGAATGGGGCGTCTGTCATTCGATGGGCGGCTTGCTGCACCACAGCTTGGCTGTGTTGTAGAGGCGATACGCCAAGGCCCGCAGCTCGTTCGAGGCGATGGCGCCGACGGTCATGCCGAAGCCGGTACCGAGCAGAAAAGCGATCATGGGCAGCTCCCTTGGCGGCCGCCCCGCGCTCAATCCATCTCGGCGGTGATGGCCTCGGTTACGGTGGTGTTTTCCAGCTCCTCGAACGTCTTGGCGCTGACGATATCATGCTTGGCGCCCATCGGGCCAAGGTCGTCGTCCAGCTTCTTGAGGAACGCCCGGGCGCCGTTGTCGCGGCCGATCTGGAAGAACACGAACTTGAGCTGGTTCTTGTCGTCCACCAGCTTGGTGGCCTCGACGATGACCTTCGCCACCGCGTTGGCGTCGTCGGGGGCGCCATCGGTCACCACGACGATGGTCTCGCCGTCCTTGAGCTGCCCGGCTTTCTTACGCTCCTTGAACTTGTTGACGCAGTCCTGCAGCACGAGGTGCATGGCGGTTGAGCCGCCCGGCTCGTTCTCCTTGAAGACCTTCTCGACTGTGTCAGGTGTCACGTTGTCGTAGCGCTTGAAGGAGCCGGCTAACGGGCAGACGGTGATGCCGTCGGGGTCGAAGCGGTGCAGCTTGGCGGCGATGGCCTTCGTGGTCTCCTCGATGGCCGCCCAGCGCGTCGGGAAGTTGGGGACGTC